CACCCCCTCAAATTAGCACCCCTCAAATTAGCACCCCTCAAATTAGCATCACTCAAATTAGCACCCCTCAAATTAGCACCCTCCAAATCAGCACCCTCCAAATCAGCACCCTCCAAATTAGCATCACTCAAATTAGCACCACTCAAATTAGCATACTCCAAATTAGCATCACTCAAATTAGCACCACTCAAATTAGCATACTCCAAATCAGCACCCTCCAAATTAGCATCACTCAAATTAGCACCACTCAAATCAGCATACTCCAAATCAGCCCCCTCCAAATCGATACTTTTTGATACCGCCATCTCCAACAATTGCTTAATTGTGTCAGCTTGGGCCTCAAAAATCACTTCACCAGTTTTACGGTTGATTATTTGCACGGTATCTCTCCTTAATTCTGTGAACTAAACTAAACTAAGCCTTTTGCTACGTTTACCATTACTCCTCTGTTGGTGGTTAGTGGAAAATCCCGGACCGCCATCTTCTGGCGGTTTCGTCTATTCAGACTCATCAGCGGGTTATAAACTTGCTACAAGAGATTGGCCTCGCACGGCTTTCTTGATGTTTTCCTTCAAATGGCTCTCTTGAACGGATCAACCTCTACAAAATGGTTGGTCGTACTCCCGAGGGTTACGAACATCACCGACTTTTTGGGTTGACAACGCAACACGTAGATCAATTCAGCTCTTGAAATTCTTAGGTGTGTTTCCGTGCCCTTAATGGTTATGAACCAGTGCCCTTTCAAGCTCTTGATGAGATCCTTGGTTAAATATTTAGTTTTATCCATTTCCATGGTATTTCTCCTTAATTGTTAGTTGTTCTTTGATCGTGAAAGCTCATTAAGCGCAAAACTAACGCCTTTATATGTGGCTTCGATGTCACTGCTTAATCTTATAAAGGTTAACTTTCTTTCTCTTCTACTAAACCCGTTAACCTTTAAACCTGCCTCAATTGCCTTTGCATGGCGTTTCAACTCTATCAAAGAGTTACGGAAATTAAGTTTTGAGGCATAGCTGTACTCGTTTCTACGCTGGTTAAGATCATCAAGAACTTTGTTTAGTTTCCAATTTAACGATGTTAGCCTTCTTGCTATAATCTCCATGCACTCCACCTTATGGTTAGTGGAAAATCCTGCAGCTGGATTTTTAAAGTAGTATTCCTCAAAGAGTTCTATGCTTTTCGTCAAGTTATCAAACAATTCGCCTTTTGGTCCTTCATGTTGCGAGAGTCTCCACCCGCTACAAGGGAATTACATACTTCCGCTCGCAATGTGCATATCTCCTCTCTAATCAGTAAAAAATGATGGGTACTGGCTGGATCTGAGCCCCTACGAGTCAAGCTACCTGACATCTTTTTTCTTGTGTGCTTAACGGTGGATATGGTTAACAGTAACTACAGAGCAACTGCGGTTACTAAGACATCAAAGAATTGCATTTATATTGGCTCCTTATGTGCGAGCGGTAATATTGAATTTCACAGGCTGACTTGATTATCCACATCGCTCACCACCCTACACGCCCACCGCAAATGGCTTCCCGCATCATCAAAGTAACCTTCGTTTGCATATCTCTCCGCCATCTGTGTAATCAAAGGTAGCTCTTCTTGAATAGCCTGCCAATCCACATCATCAGGATCAAGAGTTTCGGCAATCCCTTCAACCGTATTAGCACGATCTTTGATCATGATCAGGAGACGTTCGAACCCTTCTTTTTCAACAATAAAATCCTCATCGTCATCAAACAGACGAATTCCGGCGGGATGGAAGTTTGTAATATGTGCGAAACCCATGATGTTTCTCCTATGGCTGGTTGTTCCTAATTTCTTGATACTGGCGGTTTCGTAACCCTAGCTAAGTGTAGTTAGAACAATTTTCGCGTACTGCCTTTGTTTTTTACTGAGACGGTAGCCTTCTCTGTTTCCTCGGTGGGCGGCACATTGCAAATAATAGTAAACGTGGAATTGTTTTAGATGCACATATCCACGTTTAATAGCCGTGTCAATGAATACTTTACTTGACACCACTTTATCGCCATCAACACAAACTAACTCATTTTCCGCTTTTTCAATGTCAACCTTGTCACTGATTATCTTATTTTCAGCCTCAAAAGCAAGGCGCTTTTTTTCATTTAGTATTGCTACATCAATGGACGTTTTCCCCGTGAATTTAAGTATTCTTCGGATTGATTCCTTTTTAGTTCTGTGTAGATAAACACCAGTCAACCGGGTGAAGCTTTTTTTAGTCTCTAGATTATGAGGATATGGGCGTCCGACCATATCTAACAATGTCTCTAGATCTTTTTCTTGTATGGCAATCTCAAGTTTAGAGTCCCATGGGTTAATCACTCTTTCAATAGTCGCATTTTATAACTCATGATACTCCTTAAGTAAATGTTTAAGAGGTTATACCCGGACCGCCATCTTCTGGCGGTTTCGTCCTATTTGAATGCCTACGGCATCCGAACCTAAAGGTTAGAACTCATCAGCGGGTTATAAGTGATAAACTAGATAATATTTTTACGGCGTTACCCGTTTAGCATGATTTCTCTCCCAGTGTGGCTATTGTAGTCTCTTGGTGTCTGTTCTACATTTCCTCATTTCAGTTGGTGTTTTACGGTAGGATAACGTCGCTACCGTTTACCATGATCTCTCCTTTGTTGTCTAACGTTGAAACCATTATAACACGTATTCGGCTTTAGAGAAGGATTTTAAACTAATTTCTTTTATTCTTTGCTGAGGTACCGAATACTTTGGAGCTAACACAAGGCCGAACTTTTAGGAACTAATACCTCCGTCTGGTGAAATGACCGCGAACGTTCCCCACGTCTGGATTCCTATCCAACCGTCGTCACCAAAGCTGTTAACGGCGCTCCAGTCTACATACTCGTTGTAGCGAGAGCAAAACCGCGTTGCTGAAACAATTTGAGCCGGTGTGGCATCTTCTGGAAAGTGAGGCTTGTTTCTCCTCTTACACGAATCTACGCGATTGCGATATGTTGCACGTGCTAGGAGCGCTACAGAGTTTTTATCGTTTGATTTATCGCTTGATTTATCGCTTGATTTATCGCTTGATTTATTCATTGGTTCCTCCTTTAATCAAAATCCCCGTTAGGGTAAATGTGAATGGCCGGACCAGCCCGCAGCAGTAGACCAATACAACCATCATCACCAACGTGGTAAACCCTGTCCCAATTAATAAATTGGTTATATTTCGCACAAACCCGCGTCGCTGTGGTTATCTGGGGATCGGTGGCGTCTTCCGGGTAGTGTTTCTCGCCGCTTCCCCTACACGATAACAAGTGTTCAGAATATCCCATGAGCTGTTTGAACTTCTCAGATCCTGGTGTATTGTTCTCGCAGCCAAGCGGTAGTTTAGTCTCTTCACGATCCATGATGTTCTCCTATCGTTAGTGATTCGGGCCAATGTAACGGGGCAGTTTATCCAGGCGTTCCCATTCAGCGGAGAATTTCGCTCTGGCTTCTGGCGTGCTGGATCTCGCTCTCCACTCTTCCAGAATGTTCGCCTCATTGCTATAGTGCGTTCCATTCCGAAGGTTTTTCATAATCGTGGCGGCGGCCTCCAACTCCCCATCATCCAACGCCTCATCCGCTTCTTGCATCCGTCTGTGTTGGGCTAGTTCCTTTGGTGTCATAACCATTTAATTTTCTCCTTCATTTCCATTTACTTGGCAGAAAATCGTCCGCTAAATGGTCCCTTATCGATCCATTTCTCTACTTCCTTCAGACCGGCACGAAAGTCGGCCAGACTCTTTTCCTTTTCCTCTTTAGTGGGTGGTTTAACGTTGAAAGAATCAAAATCACCATCCACACCATAAAGCTCTTTGAACAGTTCTCGCGCAGGGATACTCTTCTTATCTATCGGCATTATTTTCTCCTATTCGGGGCAAAACTCTTAAACTAAGGTAAATTGGGAGTTTATCCGAAGGCCGCGCGGGTTATTCAAATCTCACCACTTTGCCAGTCCATTATGTTCTCCCTGTTCTCCCTGTTCTCCCTGTTCTCTAATGTTGATTAACTATACCACAGTTTCGGCGTTATGGAAGGTTAAAATGTTATTCGATTGATTTTGTTTTAGACGCTGATTCTAGTCTAACAATATAACTCAAGGGGTGGCCATAATATTTCCCCTTGACAGGTTGGTTAAAGTCTTGTGTGTTTTTGATGTTCGGTGGTGCCCTAGCTTAGTTTATCCTACCTATTAATTAGGTTAAGGTGAGTGAAATTCGCTAGAAGTTTCCTATCTAATGTATAAATTTAGCTTTGGGTGAAATGTACCCTAAACTGTTAAGTGATTGATTTATATAGATTCACACATTTTTTTATCGTTTAAGTGATTGATTTATATAGCTGTTTAAACTATTCAAGCTTATTGGAATTAGGTAAGTCAAAAGATATCCATAGACTTTTTGATATCTAGCTCGATAAAACATGTTACTAATGCCCTGTTTTGGCCATTTTGGGTATTATCTGGGACTTTACTAACAGAAAGTAGCCAAAATTAGTGAATTAGCACAAGATCTCTTAATGGCTCTCGAACCTGGAATCCCTTTTGTCTGGGTTCTCCCCGTTTATATGCCCTCTACGTTATGTTAAATTGAATTATAATAAAATAGGGTTAGGTTATTGGGCATTATATGGAACCTCTAAAGAATTTTATACGTTAGATAAGGCCCCATTTAGGTGTTAGTAGAAATTAGCCCCATATTAGCCCCATATTAGTTGAAATAAGTGCACACTCCCACTCTATTTAGCTTGACAAACCCCACCATTTAATATATTCGTATGCGGGCCTTAGAATTTCAGCTCAACCCACCTCTTTTCACATAGTTTAAAATCCTCTCCAGCCCTCTCTCATCATCTCCCAGTCCATTTTAGGCATTGGACCCTAGCCCTAGCATGTTTAACTTTTTTAAGCGCTCCTAGACCCCCTTACAATCCGATGCTCAGTATTTGGAGGTTTCGGTCGAGCTTATCCAGGTTCTGATTATTTTAATGACTTTAATCACTTTAAGCTTAAATAGGAGAAACTTATCAATTCTTTAAGTAATATATAGGTAAAAACTCGCCTAATTAATGTTGTCAAGCTATTTATTTTCGGGCACTATTCGATATTAGATGGGCAAACCCGCCTTCATCAATCAATCATTTGTCTCCTAGCCAAACGCTAGTTTACAATCCATAGACCGATGAAGGCGTAAAACTCATAGAATTTCGGATAATCTCCGGCATCTTCCATATTTCTAATGTACCGTGTTGATTTTTCCTGTACGTGGGCAGAACATCCAAGAGCCGGTCAATCCGTGCTTCACTGGCTTTTTCCGATAAAACTCTACAAGACCATCGGCATTGATCTTGCACACTCCGAAATTCTTAGATGTATCTCCGAAGAATTTTAGGGTCTTATAGTCGAAGAAATGCCCGTCAGGCTGCAAACGCTCATAGATGGCTCTGATATCTGATATCCGATAAGATTTCATATGTACAAATTTGTTCTTGTTAGTTGCCATTTTAAACCTCCAATTGATGTTAGTTCCCTTTAATTCGATGAGTAGATAGTAGCAGGGTGTGCTGGATTAGTACAGGATAAAGTGTTAGATGAGCTAATTTAATTTTGGAGATAATTTATCCTTGCTTTGTAGCGTCTTGTGTGTTATTCGCGCGTTACTTAGATGGGTGGAAATGATGTGGTGGCGGGTGATAATGATTATTGTTTAGATCTGAGACCTATTTGAGACCTATGTGATAATGATAATGATTCTCAATTAGCTCCGCCGGGGCGGGTAGGGGCATCGGAGACTATATATGGTGCGCCCGGTCAAGAGAGTATAAGAGAATCCATAAAAAGTTACATTTATTATTTTTATTACTACTAATCTCTTAGAATACAATAAAATTTCTTAGAATCTCTTAGAATCCATAAAAGTTACATTTATTATTTTTATTACTACTAATCTCTTAGAATACAATAAAATTTCTTAGAATCTCTTAGAATACAATAAAATTTCTTAGAATCTCTTAGAATACAATAAAATTTCTTAGAATCTCTTAGAATCCCTTAAAAATTTTCTAAAAATTTTTAATACATAGAAATGCCATCTATAACACCAGTTTTATACTTCTCGTTAGTTGCAAACAACGCTTCAGAACCTATGGACATGTATCGTATGGCATCAGCCCCATGAGAGAAGCGGTCATGTATTGGTGTTTTTTTCCATACCTGCGTTGCACTATCCCATTCTTTTGAATAATTCTTAAAGCAGGCTATAGAATAGACACAGGTACGATCTATCCACAGAATCTTGATCATTTGACGTACTAATTCAATACCTTCGTCGTGTTTAATACGCTCAACAACCCGGATTTTATCGAACCCTCGCCTCCTAAACTCGGATACCCGATCCTCTCCCGATATTAATTCAGTTACCTTAGAATCGTGAGGGAGTAGTAGATATCCTAGAGTGTAATTCAGCTTTTTCCTCCTTTCGTGAATATAGTCCGTATAGTATTTAATAGGCTCCCCGGAATTTTTAAAGTCATGAATGATTCTGTATTCGCGGCCCGCATCCCCATGATGGACCTGAAAGAAAATAACAACCATTGAATCCCGCATTCCTAGATCGAATGCGATATGAACATCTAAATTACGGTCGTACAGGTTATCTAATTCCCTGCCTTGCTTGATAACATACGAAGTATAAGCTCTAGCATAGTAAGCTCCATCAAGATTCTTGCGGAACGCTTCTTCGGGCGTTGCCGGATACTCTTGATAAATGTAATCTCCGAGCTCTCTGTATTGAGCAATCCAGAAATTCTTTTGCTCCGCGCTGATGGTAACATTTAGTTCAGCTTCTATGGAATCGAAATACTTCTCGTGAGTTGGTGTGATATCTTGAGTTTGCTCAAACCGGCATTTTGGATCATCTAACCAAGAAAGAAATACCGGCATAAAATCCTTTGGAGTTAGTTTACCTTTATATAAAGTAGCCGACTCCCACATATATTTAAATTCATTCTCTCCCTCGGCTGTTGATTCTACAATTCCGGTATTTCCAGGGTGGAGAGCTTGCAGTGATCCTGTTTTAACTTCTTGTGCCCGCTTAGGGGATAGATTAGCGATTTTGGCTAATTCTGAGACGTGCAACCTCTGTAAAGTAGCGGACCTGAAGGAAGTTCTGACATAGATAATGGAGCCATTGCTGAAAGCGAATTCTGAGCGGTTATCAAAGGTTTTCTTCACCTTAAGAAATTTCTTCAGTGATTCAGGAAATTCCTCCCAGGCTAATTTCACTTTAGTTAAGAGTGTAGACGCTTCGTCAGTTCCTTGCGCCATCAACCCGGCTTTTAGATCTGAGTTAAACAGAACATCATCCAGAAAGCTTATGAGCCATAACGTGGAAATACCCTGCTGGCGGCTTTTGAGGATTATCAATCTTGGATGGATTAGTGACCTGGAATAGACATAGTGCTGGTTATACCGCATCTTGAATGGGATACGATTAGCATTAATATCAGTGATCGTGTATAGATTGTTCAACCTCCACAGTTTGGAAGGGAGATATTTTTTAATTAGCTTCTTGTCTGATTTAGGTCGAGTGTAGAATATATCCACATACGGGACAGCAGACGGGTACATTTTAATTAGTTCATCTTTTTTTATGAGCACAATACTAATCTCTCATTAGGTCTGCGAATTGCGATAGCCCTACTTCAGCTTGTAGTAGCTGTGGTTTTTCTTCTTTTGTGGTAAAAGCATCACGTAATTTAGCGGTGGCGGCAGCCAATATACCTAGTTCCGCAGGTTCAATAAGGTCAGTAAACGCCGCGACTTGAGATATCCTGGAAAGTACGGTTAGTGCTGTTCCTTCTAAGCATTTCTCAAGGCTCGATTGCGTTGATCCGAATACTTCGTTGGTGAGATCTGTATTAACTCCTGCGTGATGCGCGGCAGCCTCTACTAGGTCTGTATACTTCACAGTACCACCTTTAGCTCCACTTGAACCTATATGAGTTCCTAAATTTGATGCCGCTGAATCCTCTGCATCCCCACTATCAAATTCTCGTTTCATACGCAGAATCTTAGCAAATGTGAATTCTGTTTCTTCTGCTATTTGTTGCGGAGTTTGCCCCTCGTTAAGACGAGCCAATATGTCTGCTGATTCTACTCTATTAGATAGCAGCGATGTCGGTAGGCTCATTAGTTTTCTCTTTATTGTTGGCGGATGAAACCGCTTTAATGATAGCGAAACTAAAGGAACGACCGTTTTTCTTACATTCTCTCTTTAGTTCATCTAACATAGCGATAGATTTAGCTTCGTTTGTGGATATACTATATCGTTTAAGTTTAGTAGTCACTGTTAGTTCCCTATCTAACATAGTATTACTTTTATTACTGTTATTATTTGTCATTATACCAGAAAAGCTATACCGTTGTAAACCTTTTTCTGGTATAATAGTAATAATTATTTTTGTCTGTCTGGTATTCCTCCTCGGAGACACCTTGCAGTTAATCCTATCTAAATACTAAGGAGTACTCCTGTGGATACCACAGACACTCAAACGAATACCGAAGAAACGAAATCAGGAGATGTAGCCGAGCCACAATCAACTGACTCTACTACAGCACCAAAAGAGGGTCAATCACCTCCAGCTACTGAAACAGCCGCCAAGGAAGGCAATACGTTTGAAGATGTAGTGAATGGTTTGGTGAAGTCCGCTAAGTTTGCGGACAATGGCGATTTTGTTGTACCTGATGGTACCTCAAAAGAGGCCGCATTCGCCATCAAATTGATGCTTCGGCAACGTAAAACTCAAGGCAGCTACACAAAAGGGCAACAGTCCCTGGCCGTAGCGAACGCCAAAAACGAAGTGCTGATGAAGAAAGTCCAGGCTTTACTTTCTAAGGGCGCTTTTGACACGTTGACCGATGATGATCAAGCACGTATGGAGGAATTGAAAACTTCCGACCCTGACGCTTGGCGGGAGGAGATGAATACACTTGAGAAAAAAACTGTAACTGATAAAGGTTTGTCTCAAGCATTAACCGAGGCCGAGACCGCCGCCGCTATTGTTGCCAGAAAAGAGCTCCTGAAAGAGCATAATGCGGCTAATCCCGACAACCCCATCACTCAAGACTTGATCGATAATGATATTCCGAATCGCATCAAGAACAAATTGGCTAAAGGCAAAATTGATTTTTCTGCCTTTTTGGTTGAAGTAACTGCCTATGCCGCCAAGGATAAAAAGGTGAGTCAATCTGACGTACCTAAGACCAAGAAATTCAACTCTGTAGGGGGTTCCTCGGGTAGTTCATCCGCTCAAGATGACACTTCCTACGCAAACTTCATAATCTGAGAGGTATCATGGCCGGAACTGGTTCACTCGATATTAATTCACAGCTTATTCGTAATAAATGGACCAGAGAAGGTCTTGTTCAAAAAGCGTCTAAGTCTTTTTTCAACAGACTCACCGGAAATACCGATGAGTCCATCGTCTACCAAAAGAACACCAGCAACGCTGAAGACGGACACACTATCATCTTCGATTACAGCGGAAACCTCTCTGGCCGTGCTATTAAGGGGAAAGACACCGCGTTCGGTACAGGCGAAGTCAAAAAGCTTTTCAGCAGCAGGGTTACCGTAGAACGCTGGCGTCATACTGTGGACAACGGTGATACGTTTGATGGTGTTGAGATCGGGAATCTCGCTATTACTCAACATTCCGATTCTCGATCGAAACTCAGCGATGTATTTATCCGGTTCAAGGATCAGGGCATGTTCGATTCCGCCCAGGGTCTTTTGACTGGTCAACCGGCCTCCCATACTATCGATCTTGGTTCTACGCTCACCCTGAATAGCTTGACCGATATCGAAAACTCGATTAAAATATCGCAGTATACCACTGGCGGCGTCAGAATCCCCCTCAAGCCCTATCAACACGCTGGAGAGGATCCGGTTTGGTTATTCGTGTGTGACAGCACAATGTTGACCAAACTTAAGCAGGATTCAAATTTTCAGGTAGCTATGTCCCGAGCGGATACTCGTGGCGATAGTAACCGGGTAATCAAGGGAAAGCTGGGAAAAATCGGTCATCTCTTGATCGTTGAAGCTGATCACTTCTTTGGTCTGACTGACGGCACCGACTATGGTTGGGATCTAAACAGTTCCGATATCGAAATCAGTGGCCTTCGACAGTATAAAGGGGCAGACCCCACCACCGCTATCTGGTCTGGTCAAGAAGGTTTTGATGTTAGCGGGGATGCCCTACATTCGCGGGGTCTGTTGCTCGGTTCCGGTGCGCTACAATTCGCCATGGGTAAGGAGCCCGACTACAAAATCCAGCTCTCCTCTGACTTCGGCATTAAGTCCGAATCCGCGTTGGAGACTTGGTTGAAGATTCAGAAGACTGTCATGACGACCGAAGTTTCTGACTACAACGAGGCCAAGGTTGCCGGGATTGATTGGGGCGTTGTAGTGGTAGATGTTGAAATCTGATATCTACTTAGTTCCCATTAGTTAGTTCACGTAAGGAAATTAAATTATGCCTAATTTGACCCGTTTTGGCAGGGCGAACGAAAAAAAGAAAACCAGTATTTCTTCGGCCCGGCTTCTCTTCACCGACATTCCAACTGCTGAAGCTTATCAGTTGTTCCAGCTTCCTGCCAAATGCCTGATCATTACCACTCACGTTATCGTCACCATTGCCGGTCAAGCCGCTACTACCATGGATATCGATATTGAGGGTGGAGCGACCATCAGCACTGCCGATATTGCTACGGTCGCTGTTGATACCGATACGGTTGGTGTGCTTACTGGAACTGGAGCGGTAATTACGGTTACTCCGAGTGCGATTCTGACCAGCGGTTCGTTCCAGGTCATTATCGAATACATTGAATACACCCTGAACAACGGTGAATTTACCGCGTATATCACTTAATTCGAGGTGACGTAAAATGGCTCAAATAGTAGGTAGGGTAGATCGGATTTTGCGTAAAGCAAAACACACCCTGACCGATAAGCAATCAGATAGATACAGTGATGAAATTCTTATGGACCATCTCGATGATGCCCAGAAGCAGGTTGTCACTGACGCCAGATTATTGTCCACCTCGATTATCGGGACTATTCTCGATGGTGTGTCGTCCTATTCAGCACCGATAGACAGTATAATTCTTAAGCTGGTAACAATAGCCGGAAAGAAGATCACGGCTTACACCTTTGATGGTATGAATTCCAACACTTCGTGGGAGACAGACACAGGTAGTGTAGTTGAGCGAGTTTTGTTTAATGATGGGTCGCCTCTTCTGTTTAGATTCTATCCAATTCCAACTGCTCCTGAGACGACTTCTTACAAGTTGTGGTACACTCGACTCCCCGCAACTGTCACCTTAATCAGTGACGAACTCGAAATCCCCATGGCTTTTGATGCAGCTTTGGTGCATTACATCGTCTACAAAGCTTTGTTCAGTAATGCCGATAATGCGAATCGTGCGATGGCTGCTGAACATTTGCTCTTGTATTCTGCTCAAATTCGTAACATTACGTCTATGGCAAGTGCTAACTTTTCGTCTACTGCCAACTTGAATACGACGTACGCTCAACCGGCATAACGACGATATGTCTGAATTTTCTACTTACCTGGAAAACAAGATTATCGATGTGACGCTTCGAGGCGGCGCAGCTTATACAGTAGCTGCGCCGTTCATTGCGTTATTTGAGTCCGATCCGTTGGATAATGGTACCGGTACCGAGTGTAGCTGGACAGGGTATATGCGCCAAGAAGGTCAATTTCTGTCTCCTACTAATGGCGTAACACAAAACCTAACTGAGGTAATATTCCCTCCAATAGTTGGTGCTACTGTTCAGGTAACTCACATCGCTGTTTATGATGCAGAAGTTGGTGGGAACCTTATGTATCACACAGCGTTGGATGTACCGGCAACGTTGAACGCCTCTGATACAGCCTCCCTAATGGCTGGACAAATGACCATCATACTTGACTGATGGCTATAATTCAGATAAGTGCAACTCGTGATATTGGTAGGATATTAGCAAAATCTGGAGCTATTGGGTTATCAGCAGCAGGTACTGTTGGTTTAGGGTTACCAATGGCTTTATCAGTCTCTGCTACTGATAAACAGGCCGCTGTTGCTGATGGCTTCGCCGCCACAGCAACGGTAAATGTTAGTTTCCTCATCTTAGTTGGTGATCTGTCTAATAAGATTATTTGTATTAGACGAGATAAACGGGAAATATTTGTAGGAGCATATTATAGAGTGGACGTATATTCTCAACAACCTGCTGAACGTATTGATTATTTAATTGATTTATCTTCTTGGGTACCAGAAAATGATAACGTCATCAGTACTACTGCGACTTCTGTGCCTTATACTCCAGATGCTCCTCCAGAAACAGTGGATTTAGATGTTGCAGTTTCAGGCGGCGCATCAACTAAACCAAAAGTATGGTGTTATGGTGGAGAAGATGGAGTAGCTTACAAAGTAACTGTGTTAGTTACCACAGCCTCAAGCAGGGTCAAAGAAGTTGACTTCATAGTGAAGGTGATATCTCAATGAGCTATAATAATCATGTGCAGACGTCTTTGTACGCTGCAATCACTTCAGGAAGCACAGATATACAAATCTGGAAAGCTGCTGCTCCTTTTCAAAATCCTCCAACAGATGGTTATTTAACAATAGCTGATAGTCTATATGCAGCTACTCAACTGGAAATTATCAGCTATACTGGCCTCACTGATAATGGCACCTTCTGGGAGTTGACTGGAGTTGTTCGTGGACTAGGTGGAACAGCGGCACAAGATTTTCCTTCTTCTTCTCCAGCATACCAAGCTATTTTTGCTTCAGATTTTGGTATAAAAGGTGGATTAATTGATATACAAACCTTTACTTCTGGATCAGGTACATGGAATAAACCCGCTGGGGCTACAAAGTTTGACGTTGAGTGTATAGGTGGAGGTGGTGGTGGTGGTGGTGGTGGTTTTGGGGGAGGTCCAGATGTAGACGGTAGCCAGGGAGTTGCTGGAGGGTCTTCCACATTCGCTGGCGTTATCGCTGGCGGAGGAAATTCTGGTAAAGGCGGCGAAGGTACTGGCGATGTTCCTGGAGAAGGTGGAACTGCTACTGGGAGTTTGGGTTGTGATCTCGCTTGGGGAGCCACTTCTGGGGTTCGTGGAGCATATAATGGTGTTAACGGCTGGGGTGGCACAAACGGTGGACCAGGGTTTGCTGGACTGATTAGCGATGGAGGTGGAGGCGGGGGCGCTGGTGGTGGTGGGGTAACTGGAGGCATGGGTGGTGGTAGTGGCGCTTATGGCAGCCACGCAGTAGTGTTTAAGACTTCTGGTCTTGGAGCAACAGAGGCATATGCTGTTGGTTCTGGTGGGTCAGCCGGACCTGGAGGCACTGGATTAGCTGATGCATACCCAGGACAGAACGGTTCGGTACGGATTAAAAGTTACTATTAAAGAATTTACATCGCCAAGAGTATATTTGATGGAGATTGAGTGATGGCTGATGTCGGCGAACTATGGGAATCAAGAGATAGTGCGGCTGATCTAAACTGGCGGTCTATTGCTTATGGCAACGGGGTTTGGGTAGCCGTAGCCGCAACAGGCACCGGAAACCGAATCGAAGTTTCGGACGACGATGGCGAAACCTGGGTATCTAAGGTAAGCGCCTCCGATAATAATTGGCGGTCCGTAGCCTTCGGAAATGGGGTTTTTGTAGCTGTAGCTAATTCAGGTACTGGTGATCGGGTACAGGTTTCGAATGATAATGGCGAAACATGGGCTCTAAAACCCAGCGCAGCAGATAACGATTGGTTAGGGGTAGCATATGGTAATGGGGTCTTTGTAGCAGTAGCCGAATCCGGTTCCGGTAACCGCGTCATGGTCTCGAATGATGATGGCGAAACTTGGGCTACTAAAGCAAGCGCAGCCGATAACAATTGGTATTCTGTTGTTTATGGAAATAATACTTGGGTAGCTGTATCCTCAACAGGTTCCGGTAATCGGGTAATGGTCTCGAATGATGATGCCGAGACTTGGACATCTAAAATCAGTTCAGGAGATAATAGCTGGTATTCTGTTGCTTTCGGTAATGGTACTTTTGTTGCTATAGCTCCTGTAGCGTCAGATGGTGATCAAGTTATGAAGTCCACCGATAACGGTGAGACTTGGGCATCTAAAGCTAGTGCATCAGACGAGTATTGGCGCGGGATAACGTTTGGAAATGCTACTTTTGTGGCAGTCGCATACTCAGGTCTAAACAACCGAGCTATGACCTCGTATGATGACGGAGAAACATGGATAACCAGGGTCACACCAGCTAATAATGATTGGCGTGGTGTAGCTTATGGTAACGGCATCTTTGTAGCTGTATCTAGCTCAGGTGCTGGTGATCGAATTATGTTATCTGGCACCCCTGATCCTGAGCCGCCAGATCCTAACGGTCTTGAATCCGGTAGGATAGATAATATTCTGCGTAAAGCGAAACATATACTCACTGACAAACAATCTGACAGGTATAACGATGAAGTACTTCTTGATCATCTCGACGACGCTCAACGGCAGGTTGTTGCTGATGCTGGGTTGTTGTCTACTGAGATCGTCGGCACTATCCTCACTGGTGTAGCTACTTATTCCGCTCCTGCTGATAGTATCATCCTAAAGCAGATTACGATAGCGGGTAAGCGGATCACAGCTTACACCTTCGATGGAATGAACTCGGATGTTTCTTGGGAGGGAGATACTGGCGCTGTAGTAGAGCGAGTTTTGTTCGATGACGGGTCTCCGCTTCGCTTCAGGTTTTATCCGATTCCTACTGCCCCAGAAACTACCTCCTACAAATTGTGGTATACAAGGTTACCAACACCAGTCACGCTAATTAGTGACATACTTGAAGTTCCAATGTCTTTTGATCAAGCCATGGTACATTTTGTGGTGTATAAAGCCATGATGGGTAATGCAGGTAATGCAGGTACCACAAACTCTGTAGTGGCTATTGAGCATTTATCTTTATATGCGGCTCAGGTTGGTATTATTATGTCTATAAGTAGCGCAAATTATTCAGCCAGCGCTAATTTAACCTCTCGATACATACAGTAAATTTGGAGTCTTTATCATGCCAATACCAGGTAATATTAGTTCAACCACTGCACAATTAAGAAGTGAGGACTTATTAACCACAAGAACACTCACACTAGCAGCTAACGAAACATGGTTATCTAAAGTTAGCGCTTCTGATAATAGTTGGGTATCTGTTGCTTATGGAAATAACGTTTGGGTAGCTATATCTAATACCGGTGTTGGAAATCGAGTTATGGTCTCGATTGACGACGGAGAAACCTGGGTGTCTAAGGTAAGCGCCTCTGATAATAACTGGCGTTCCGTAACCTTTGGTAATGGTGTATTTGTAGCTGTAGCGTATTCAGGAACCGGAGATCGAGTAATGGTCTCCGCTGATAATGGCGAGACATGGGTATTAAAAAATAGTGCGGCAGATATTGAATGGCGTTCAATAGCCTTCGGTAATGGTGTATTTGTAGCTGTAGCTAGCTCAGGAACCGGAAATCGAGTTATGACTTCGATTAATAACGGTGAAACTTGGGTATCTAAAGTTAGCGCCACCGATAATAATTGGTTTTCCATAGCTTTTGGTAATGGTGTATTTGTAGCTGTAGCATATTCAGGAACCGGAGATCGAGTTATGACTTCGATTGATGATGGCGAAACCTGGGTATCTAAAGTAAGTGCTGTTGATAACGGCTGGCGTTCCATAACCTTTGGTAATGGTGTATTTGTAGCTGTATCAAGTACAGGAACAGCAAATCGTGTTATGACTTCGATTGATGATGGAGAAACCTGGGTATCTAAAGTCAGTGCGGCAGATTATGATTGGCGAGGCATAACATACGGAAACAACACTTTTGTAGCTGTATCACTTACAGGAACCGGAGATCGAGTTATGGTCTCGGATGATGACGGCGAAACCTGGGTATCTAAAGCCAGCGCAATAGATAGTAGTTGGATAGCTGTCATTTATGGAAGAGGTATTTTTATAGCTGTAGCTAGCTCAGGTATTAATAATCGAGTTATGAAATCCTGTGTGTTTGACCTAGTTTATTTTGGTCTAGCCCAACCAGGTTCATTAGAATCTTCTGCTGTATGGTTGATTACTCGACATGCGACTTTCCAAGACACAGAATTTAAACTATTCGCTGATGGTAGAGCTAATTTTAACAAAAAATGGAGTAATCTAACAACTCTACCTATAGCTTTTAGATAGTTTATCAGTGATATAGGTGTATTAATTGCTTGTATCTACATATTAAACTAGGAGGAGGAGGAGGAGGGGTTACGTGGAGCACATAGATGCTATTTTCACTTCACTCACTAAACTACATGAGAATGTTGCTATGCTAAATACTGCCATAACAGTATTAGCTAGCAAGCAGGAAGAATCACTAAAAAAAACTGAAGAGAACGCCTTACGAATGGAACAATATTCTGAAAGACTTCGCACTGCTGAGAATTATCTATCTCAACACAAAGGATTTTTTATTTTATTGGGAACTGGCGTAGTTGTATGTATTGGGGCTATATCTACCGGCTTACTAAACCTTCTCATTAACTAACATAGGAGTATATAGGATGAGCTTTATTGATAAACTTGTCGAAGATATTTTGAAACGTGAAGGTGGCTATGTTAATCACCCTGACGATAAAGGAGGACCGACCAATTTCGGCATCACCCAACGCACTCTTAGTTCGTGGGAAGATCGTAAAGTAACTGCGCTTGAAGTGAAAAATATGCGTAAGGCTACCGCCAAACGTATCTACACTTACAACTATTTCTACACTCCGCAGATAAACATCATTCCGAGGGAACTGCAGGGGCAGGTGTTCGACTGTTCGATAAACCATGGTTCTCGACGAGCAATCAAACTCTTGCAGGACACCCTGAAAAATTCTGGTTACCCTGTCTCAGTTGACGGAATCCTTGGCCTGCAATCAGCCCAAGCCTGTAGAGATGCAGTTAAAAATTCTGGCAGTGATCTATCCAACATGCTTGTGGATACGCGAGTAGCCTTCTACAACAGGATCGTAGAAAAGAATCCATCGCAGCATGTTTTTCTGAAGGGATGGCTCAGGAGAGCTAACGAGTTCCGCCGGTAATTTGCAGTCAGGAGAGTATCTGTGTTAGTTAACGATTTTAGTAAAGGGCTCAATACTCGGTTAGCTCCGCATTTATTACATCCTGCGTCTGCTGTGGAGTACTCTAACATAAACAATGACACCGGAGTGCTGGCCCCTACTAATCTACCTACTAATCTAGATATCCCAAGTGATGCTTATTTTTACTGGTTCAAGTCTGATTGGCTTAGTTCCGCCGCTGAACGATCCTATGCAGAGCTTCAGAGTACGTTATATTGGTCGGAAGTAGGAGACACTGCCAAGAAGTATTTCGAGGGGGAGACTACTGAGCTAGGGATAGAAGGCCCCGCTGGATCTCCAACGGTGGCTGTGGGCAGTGCCGGAATACTTGAAGGAACATACACTTACTACATAACGTACTATAATGATAGCATAGGTATCGAATCTAAGCCACTACTACTATTACCAGCAGAACTTGTAGTGCCCCCTCTGTCTAAGGTTAACTTGGCTGCGTTACCTACTTCAGCGGACCCTCAAGTTGATTTAGTTCGAATATATAGGATAGGTGGAACCCTCACCGCTCGTACGTTAGTAACTGAAGTAGCTAATGGTACGGTTGTGTACATAGATAATATAGCTGATAATGATGTTGATGGCTATATAATGGACTCTGAAACGTATGACAAAGCGCCAGACGGCTTAATTCACATAGCAGAACACAATAGTGGGTTGGTTGGGGCAGTAGATGCTAAGGTGTATTTCACCCCCATCGCTACACCAAATGCTTGGCCGATACTTGACTATTTTTTGTTCCCTAATACTGTGACTGGTATTAGCTCTACGCCCATAGGTTTGTTGGTTTTCACTGAAAGATCAACGTACATTGTTACAGGTACCGATTATTCGACTTACAATAAGCAGTTATTTGATGGCTCACAAGGCTGTGTGAATCACCATACAATAGCGAAATTGAAAGGAACAGTGACCTGGGTATCTAGCGATGGTATCTGCACTATCGTAGGAGGCAGAGTTACTGTTATCTCTCTACCGGTCTTAAGCAAGCTGCCAACAACTGTGAATGCTGTTGTTCATGACGATATATATTATTTGCAGCTTGAAGATAAAATCCTTGCAATGGATGCTCGATTTGGTTTAATGTTTAAGGAATTTGATTTGCAGTTTGACCGTCTCGGTATGTTCGAGGATACCCTATACGGAGTGAGTGAAGGCTTCGTGTACTCGTTATTCACCGCTGATGATGTAGAAGATTTTAGCTGGTTATCAGCCGAGTTTAGCGAAGGCGCAATGTCCCACAAGAAGAAGTATTATGGGATATATTTCAACTCTGTAGGCAGACTGACAGTAGAGTTATTAATTGATGGTAGGTCTGTGCAGTTTTTACCATTAGTTAATTTTGGAATCACTGAGATATTTATTCCACAAGAACATCAAGATGGTTACTCAATTCAATTCCATGTGAAGGGCAGGGGCGTGTTGAAAGAAATTGAGTGGAAAGTTGAGGGTAGATCTAATGAGCGTTAAGTCACAGTTCACTATACCATCAGGTATAGATGATCCAGATACATTAAGGAGAGTATTAGTTCAGATTGTGAATGAACTTGATCGACTTAGTTCTAAGCATGATTTTGGTGAACTTATTATGGATCCTGGAAGTTCTGATGATGTTAAATCTCTAGCCGATACTTTGAATGGTATGCGTAATGAATAGTTCATACTCCTGTAGGTTTATCAAAGAATCTGAGTCTGTTGCTGTTATACAGATGGTAATAGCGGCGGCACAGAAGTTTAGCCTCTACCCTTCAGAGACTGCAACCATTAAAGAGTATATAGACGACAAAACTACCAAAAAAGAATATTTAGAGTATGGCCTGTATTTTGAAGATGAATTAGTGGGATGTATCGTAAGCTACACAATTGTAGAAGGGATTCGCTACTGTTCTTGTTGGTATGTGGAAGAATCCCATAGATTGCAGGCTAAAATGTTCTTTGATACAGCGAATGAAGTAGCTGTTAAAGATTACAAGGTAACCACTCTTCGGTGTGTTGCGAATAACCCACATAGTTTACAGGTACTAAGTAAACTCGGATTCATCACACTTTACACTGTTTTAAATAAGGAACTATAATGGGTGGATTATTCGGTGGAGGTGGTGGAGGTGGTCAACAACTAGCGGCTGCCCAAGCACAATCAGCGGCTAGTGTAGAATCCACTAGAATTGCTGCTGAGGTAGCGAGAGAAAACATCGAGTTCCAGCGCGAGGGTCTGGGCGTTGTTAGAGAAGGTATCGATATCGCTCGTGAAGGTGTAGTATTATCGAGAGAGGATGCCGAATTCCAACGCTCCCAATATCAGGACTGGAAAGATGTGTATGGCGACCTGCAAACGAACATCGGCGAATATTATGAAGCTTTAGGGCCAGAAAGAATCATTTCTCAGGGGTTGGAAGCAGAACAAAAAGAGTTTCAAAGTACGAGAGCGAATATAACCAAGTCGTTAGCTCAACGAGGATTAAGCGGTAGTGGTATTGAAGCAGAAGCCATAACGCAATTAGAGAATCAACGCTATGTTGGCAGAGCTAATGTACGCGCTACTGCCGAGCAGAGAGTTGTCGAACAAAAACAAGGTTTCTTGGGTATTGGTTTAGGTCAGGGAGCTAATTACCTCGGCACGTTAGCTCAGACTACAGGGCAAACACAAACCGCATATGGTAATGTGAATACCGCATTTGGGCGTGTAGGTTCTACTTATGGTAACGTAGGTACTGCTTATGGTCAACAGGTTGGAGCTTTTACAAATCAAGCTCAGAATCAGGCTAATATATCAGGAAGTTACTTGCAATCTTATAATCAAGCGCAACAAAGAGAAAGTAGTTTGTTTGGAGATATTCTCGGTGTTGGTGCTGGCTTACTGTTCGGTTAAGGGAATTTATTATGTCTTTTGCAAGTGGTTTCTCTGCCGGTGCTGGTGCTGTGGGAGCAAGAGCGCGGCGCAAGATAGCTCAACAACAAGTAGCTAACCAGAACACTCGATTGGCTCTAAGATTAGCTCAGACTGGCTATCAGCGAGATGACGCGGGTGGTGTTTCATTAGTTCCTGGGGGTTCTGCTGATGTAGCTCAACAGAAGCAACGCCAACAATTTGATTTTTTGACTCAACGAGTTAAAAATACTGAAAGAGCGTTGGCTCTAGCTGATTCTGACAGTGCTCTCCAAGAATTTGTTACTGATGGCGACGCTAACGTATTTCAAAGTGCTCTCAATAAGAATGAGAATTTACGGAATGTATGGAAGTCAAGAGGAGTTCAAGGTGTATCCAATATTGATTGGCAGAACGATAAGGCTTTAGTAGCACAAGCCGGATTTGGTGCCGAGCAGATGGATACTGAAGAAGATAGAAAGGCTCTTAGTAGAGAGTATTTTAAAGTATTTACAGGAAGGGAACACAAGATAGTTTCTGCTGAGTCATTAATGAAGCAGACTGGTATTTTACAACGTCTAAATACTAAGAAAAGGGATATTCTGCTGGATCACTTTTCAAAATCCAAACGCCGCCAACACGTTAATGCACTGGAGAGTAAGATTAATACATACACTGAGGTGTATGGGATATCAAGAAAAGAAGCCTTAGATAAAATAGAGCAGAAATTCAGAGGTGATCCAGCTTTTTCTGCCCGTAGACAGGCAACGCAAGAGAGAGCCGACGCAGTAGGTATCACTTATTTTGAGCAATTAATTTCTGATGAAGAAAGAGAAGAAAAAAGATACCAAGAGAATTTAGCTATCAAGCAACAGAGATTGGGGATAGCCAGGGACAGACTATCTCAAGCTGAGGAACTTTCTGAGAGTAAGCGCCAATTTGCAGAAAAGCGACTGGAAGTGACGAAATATAGAGCCACACCCACCGCCATGAAACTTTTGAATGAAGCGAACAAAGTAAGAACTAAGATACACGCAGCGGCAGGTGGCGAAGATAGTTTTTACGAAATGGACTTCGACGATGCTAATAATTACAGGAAGTTCGCTCCTCTAGTAAAAGCTCTTGAGGTTGCTGGAAAGGTTAGCTTATCCACTAATGATATTAAGGACATAAAAGAACTAAGCACGCAGATACAAGCTGCTTCGGTAGCTAAAGATTTATCTAGTGCTCAAGTTGGCCCTATCGGTAGTAGTATGCACAAAGTAAAGCAGTTCTTGACGGATAATCTATCAGGTGTAGCAGCTTCAGCAGCTTTCGCCACTTATAAGAACATAAAAGGGCATGCATTATTCGGAGCTGCTTTTACACCAAACGAGCAAAGTAGATTAGATGCTCAGTTAGGTACTCTAGGAAATCAAGTAGGCCCTGTATTGGCTAAGTTTAAGGTTTCTTTGGAGCATGATAGAGCTAAATTAAAGGCTATTCAGCGTTTAAACGACCCGATAGTTTTAAAGTTTCGACTTGGTGTGGATGCGAATAAACTAGATAGAATCATTGAATCTATCACAGAAAGACTTTCTTGGATGGAAGGTTATGAAGGTAGGGCCAAAGCTGGGGCCAGTCAACAGAAACCAGTTGACTTGAATACATTCAACTTTTACGCTCCTCCGAGATAACGATGAAAATCACGATAGAAAATCTACAGGACACGTTTCAGATCGGGTACGCAGCGTTTGAAGAGTCTCGTGTTGAGGCTATTGAGATATACGATGCATACCATAACAGGCAGTACACTGACGCTCAGATAGCTAGTTTGAGAGCGAGGGGGCAGCCAGCAGAAACGTTCAATGTAATAAAGCTATTTGCAAGAATGCTGATCGGGTATTACGAGACGGTGAATAATACTGTCCAGGTGACCCCGGCTCAAGAGGAAGATATACCGTTAGCGAGTCTTCTGAATGATATCGTAAAGCAGGTGTTTGAAAAGAATAATTTCAGGTCTGAGGGTAACGATATCAAGTTGGATGGTTTGTTGACTGGTCTAATGGTTACTTACGTGGATGTTGTGGATACTGGCCAAGTAGATGAATTCGGTCGAAATATGCGACATGTGAATATCCACCATGTACCATCTCACGAGATAGTTCTTGATCCAGGTAGTAAGCAAGCGGACTACTCTGACGCTGCTTATATTCACAGATTCAAGTGGTTGAGTGAGGAACAGACAGAAAAGATGTTTGGCAAGGCAGCAGTGACTAAACTGTCTGCTTACGAAAATCATTTAAATATTGAAGAGGCTGAATTTACGTTCTCTAATGTAACTGAATTTACTGGTATTTACCGGCAGCACAAGAATTTTTTGATTGTTCATTCAATCTTACGTGATGACGATGGTGTGGCTTGGTCTGTATACTGGTCTGGTGATGATATACTGGAAAAGGTGGCGTTAACCTATAAAGAGGTTATATCACCTTACCGGGTTCAGAAACTCAATACGTCAATCAGAACTGAATATTATGGCATTTTCCGTGAGATTATAGAAACACAAAAAGCTATCAACCAAGCGTTACTCACTATACAACTTACTGTCAACACACACAAAGTGTTAGTTCAGGAGGGGGCAGTAAGGGATTTAAACGAGTTCATAAACTCAATGGGCCGTGTCACAGGGGTTATTCCGGTATTGCAGTTGTCCGGAATTAAAGTTGAAAATATGACTTCTGAGATAGCTAATCAGTATACTATCATCAATAACGGTTTTGATAGAATCCAGCAAGTTCTTGGTATTAATGACAGCTTCCTCGGGCAGGCATTTGCCGCCGATTCGGGGAGAAAGGTGAAGTTGCAGCAAGGCGCTACAGCTATGTCCTTGGGTTATGTCACCAGCCGCATAAACAATTTTTACCGATTGTTGGGAACTGATGTTATAAACCTCATCAAGCAGTTTTACACAGCTTCGCAAGCCATGAGAATTGCTAATGAAGTAACCGGTGAACGTTGGGTGGAGATAAATCAGCCGCTATTGCAACTAACTGGTGGTATTGATCCTGAGACTGGGCAACCTTCTGTATCGTATGTATGGGAAGAGGTATTAGATCCAGCCACAGGGGAACCTATGTTGGATGCCGAAGGGAATATAATTATTGCTCCTGTGCCAACGGCGGAGACCGAGATTTCATTTACAGAATTTGATGTTACAGTCCATGCTGTAAACTACAACAATGAGGACGAGGCAACTCAGTTAATGCTTGAGACATCATTAGCCGGGCCGATAGGGAGTATGTTAGCTCAGGTTGACCCGGCAGGTTTCCTACAAGCAGCTAGTCTGGCGCTAGCAACCACGAGAACTCGATACAGTACAGAGCTCGCTAATATCTATAAGCGGGCAGCAGAAAGATTATCTCAGGATCCTGAAGCTCAACAGCAAGCTATTGCAAATCAGAGCGGACAGCAGGGACAGCAAGGGCAATTTAACGGTGCTGGATCCACTAGCAAAGATTTGAAATTACCACAAAATACTAACGAAGTACCATTTTAGGTATACAAGATGCCTCAGATAAATTCTCAAGCTGTTACAGATGCGCTGAATAATGGAGCTACTTCAGAGCAGCTAATAACTCATTTTGTTAACCAGCTAGAGCACTCGCAGGAGGAAGCTGAAGCTGCTGTACTTGGAGCCTCAGAACCTGCTACAATTGACCCAACGTTTTCTGGTGCGCCCCAAACAGCCACTGTCGTGGACCCAAACTTAAATCGTGAAGATGCCGATGAGTTAGCTCAAGATAAGATGCCAGCGATAGATTCACAAGCTGTTACTGCCGCATTGAACAGCGGAGCCACCAAAGATCAACTGATAGCTCATTTCATCACTACATTAGGACACACGCCAGAGCAAGCGGAAGCCGCTGTACTTAGAGCTGATGTAGACGACTCTGAAGGATCGGAGTATCCTGGTATTCCTCCCAGTCCGCAGTTACCTTATGATAAAGATCCAGACAAGCCAGTCGGTACATACATGCAGTTAGGTACTCCTAGTGGCGATTATGACATGTCTAAATCTATCGCTAGGGTACGGAATCTAAATCGTTCATCCCAACCTTTAGCTGTATTAATGAGAGGATTATTCTCAGAAGGCGCTAAGGAACAAGTATCTAAAGATTCGCTGGATGTGAATACGCATATCGTAAAAGCTCTCCGCGATAATGGTGTTAACGCTTATTACTCACCTAGAACTGATTCGCTGTTCAGAGTTAGTTCAGATAATAGCGCGTACCCAATAGATTCAAGTACTATAGATGATTTGGTAACTCAGGTAAACGAAATAGGTATCGGGGTTGCTGGAGGTTTCGCTGGATTTGAAAGGGGCGTGAAGGCTGCTCGACAAGTGGCACTGCCTGGAGTATGGGGTTCTTTGGCGAAGGCTGCCGTTATCACTGCGTCTACAATAGCTGGTGGTTATGCTGGTTCAGCTACAGGACGCGGTTTGGATTTAATGGAAATGCGTGTCTTGTTGGACACGAAAGAAGCATTAGATGTAAAGAAGACATTGAGTCAAATGCACTCCGCCGGAATGGATGACGCGACATATAGCGTCTTATTTGCGCCACTGTTTAAGGTTGGTGGTGTAGCCATATCTAAGGCGTATAATGCGGTCAAGAACGGGAATCTAACTTTAGCAAAAAAGACTCTGAAAGTTATGACTGGGTACTCCCCAGAAAAGATTCAGGGGATAGTAGATAATTTTTCTCTCTACTCCACACCAGTCTCTGGACGAACTAAGTGGGAGGAGACAGTAGAAGCTGTTATCGGATCGACAAAAATGATGGATCCGTCAGTGAAAGCTGCTATTGGAAGGAGCCCGTTAGCTTCTACGAAAACAAAGGAGGCTGTTTCTTTGCGTGCAGATGAGGTAATGGAAGCCGCTGAGGAACTAATCCGTAGAGGGGATCCGTCAAAGTTAGCTCCTGCCCTAACAAAACATAATAAGGCAGTGGGTAAAAATTTCGGAAAAGTTTTGGAGAGCGGAGTAGCTGCTGCTAAAGGGGCGACGTACGAGTTTAGAGATATAGCTATTAAACCGCTGATGGATAAGATTGAGTCTGGTATACTTGAACCAGCGGCTGTAGAGCAGTTTCGTCGCCGGTTAGCTACGTATGGCTTAGCTGGTACCGAAGCAACAAAGTATGTAACTACTCCAGCAACTAAAGCAGTAACTAAAACCGTAACAGTGCCGCGCTTAAAGGTCATCTCAGAGCCAGCTAAAGAAACTGTAATAACATCTCGCACTGTTCCTGCTACGACAACCCCTGCCGGAAAAGAAGTACACAAAGTAAAGACTGTGACGAAACCAGTCGGAATAACAGAAACTGAAGTGAAACCGGTTGCTGAAGATTTAATCAGTGGGCGTATAACTCCTGTTGGAACCTCTGTTGATTTAGTTGAACCTCCAAGAGACTTTAGATCCTTGCTTGGTTTCCGAAGGTTGCTTAACGAGCTAAAATTTGCTACCTCAACGTCTAAGATGTTCACTAAGGCTGGTGGGGCTTCTGTTCTGAGTAAGGTAGATAAAAAGATAGCCTCTCTTGCAAAAACGCACATGCCAAAGGGTGATGAATGGCTAAGTGCGTGGCGTGGGGCTAATAAAGACTACCGGAAAATGTTGGCCCTCAAGAAAAATGTTCTGTTTAAGGCGCTAACAGCCCCAGGGGTTGATAGAGAGAGAACTGTAAAAGCGTTAGATACATATGTGTCTTCGTTTGACGACACTTTCAAGTCAGTCATGCATGCTATGCCTAAAAAAGAGCGAGACGTTGTTGAAGGGGTGATAATAAAAAAACTGATTAAGGAGAATTCCCTTAACCCTGGAGAGGAAATAAGTGCAACTAATTTCTTTGGTCTAAGAGAAGCACTTACTGATATGACTTTTAAGTCGCCGAGATCAAAAGCACTGAAAAAAGCTATAGGAAAAATGGCTGATGTACACAAGCACGATGTTAGTAGGTTGGGATTAACCGGCGTCATCTCTAAGGCTAATACTTACAGACGACTCTCAACAGAGCCTGTAGCGGTAGCTCAACTAACCCTTATGGGTATGGCCCTGAAGCAGATGGAACGTCTATTACCCACCCAGTCTGGGCGAATTGAGAGAATGACTCGCACAATAGTAAAGGTATTAGAGAATCCACGAAAACCCAAAGCCATACAAGACTACATAAGAGAAGGAGGAGATCCTGAGACTGTTAGACGGTTAGGGATAGCGTCTGTTGAGTTTAATCCGAATACGCCGAAAGCTACGTTATTTACTACAGGAGCGGTTAAAACTCTTGATATCGGACGTGTAGTCCCGGCACATGAAAACCAGCAGGAAGCAAAAGCAGCGTCACGCAGTGGGTCAGTTAAAGAAGTTTCTGTTGACCCACGACGTATCGCTACCTCTGAAGATGTTCGGGCGGTGTTAGGTCTAGCAGAAGATGTTGAAATAACTCAAGCGATGATCAAAGATAGAGTCGCCACACACAATCTGATGAAGGAATATGACGGCGTAACGCTTGGAGATGGTGCTGTATTCATGTTTAGCCCAAAAGGAGCCAAGACACCTATGTTCGATTGATATGCGCTAACAGTGGAGCTAAATCCTCAACGGAACGAGCTTCGATAGCTAACCCATTACTTTTCTTGACCTGATCCAAATTATACTTCTGTAGTGGTTTTAGGCGGTCGCTTTTTTCCTTGCTCTCTACCGCAAAGAATCTACCACTAGGGAGGCAACCAAGAATATCAGCTACCCCGTTTTTAGATGCAGAGGTTATGTTAACCACATAACACCCCGCATCTTCCAACGTGCGTATTAGTTTGGTTTGTAGATTAGCCACTGATCACCTTAACAAAGCGTGGGAACAGTAGGGACCAAGTACCTTTTGCGTTCTTTGTGGTTTCGTTATATTTCACCTCGATAGTTCTTGCAAGGTAGCAGTTTGTTGGACGTTTCCTATCGCGTTCTGTGAGACCAGATCCAACGTTTACGTACGTGTTGTTTCCTTCAATCACCCCTTCGCAGACCAACGATCCTATCATGCCAGTGAAGTTATTCTTTCCATCAACTGTATCGATACAGGTAAGGTAAGCTTTTTTGGTTGGTACCATCTTTATCCAGTTGGTGGATCGTTTAAATTCATACTTAGCTTCAGGATCTTTTAGTACTAACCCTTCCCCGCCTTCTTCAATCACTTCGTTATACAGCTTAATTACATCTTCCTTGTTGTCTAGCGTGAGGCCGACAATGACGCTAATCTCTTCTACAGGTTTTTTTCCGTAAAGAAATGAGAGCCTATTAACTGCGCGTTGGTGCTCGGTACGGGGGCAGTTTTTGTTATCCCATTCGTCCAGAAGCAGTACGTCAAACATCTTATACGTGATTTGCAACTCATCAATCTCACCCCCGTGTATCGCTGAATTTACCATACCTGCTAGTGTTGAGCGTGTTTGTCTAACCGTTGCCGTTGGGCGGAGCATCAACTCACCATCCAACATCATATTCCCTCGCTCAGACAATAACGCCGATAACTTAGGCATTGGTAGAACGTTTCCACCACGTGTGTAGAATTTAACCACTTTATCCCTTATGACTGTTATGATACGAACGCCATCGAACTTTGTTTGAGCCAACACCGGAAACTTCACTTCGCTCAGTGGAACTTCTTTTGCTAACTGAATTTTAAACGTTGGGATATAACCCTTATGTACTTGGTTAAACGTATTAACTGCCGTTCCGCAAGATAGACGTCTGGACAATATCAGAAAGATTAGTTCTCCATTATCCTCAGCGAACCGACTAACCGCTCTTTTAGCTTCATTACCAGAAATCTCTCTGGTTCGCAGAGAATCAAGCAACTTAAACAGTTCTGGTGTTGGTTCTTCGGTATCGAAAATGGAGGTATCAAAAGAGCTAGACACGCCATATGTGTAGTAAGGGTTTAGGGCATAAAGAAACACCATCTTCTCTAGGTCATTGGCCGCACGAAGAAGTCTCTTTTTGTTCGCTTTATTGGTACTGGCTAAATCTTCTAAAAGTTTCATGGTGTTTCCTCAGTGTTCGGTTCAACTTCATCAATGTCGATTTCCGACTCTATAACGTTTTCAAACTTCGGCGGCTCAGATAACGCTTTAAACTCTGCGTCTGCTTCATCTTCTGCCTCTACAGTCCAAAACTGCTCTATCTTTGCACTCAGCTTAACGTCAAACCTCTTCATATTGATATCCCTTGGTACACTCGGTCAACGAAGCTCTTCTTTTTTATCACTACAGATGTGTAAACCTGATCCGACATAGCATTAGGGACAATCAAGAAGTTCACCGCGATTGGGGTTTCTCTGGCCTTACTCGCTTGCCTAGCCCTACGTTGAGTGTGTTTGGACACTCGGTAATCGTGGCTGTAGATGATTAGGTGTTCTACGTCAGCGAGCTCAATCCCCTCGGCGTTGCTTGTAGCCTGAAGAAGTCTAGCTCGTTTAAAATACTGCTGTAATTTTTTTAGCTCCCCAACATAGTTGTACATGATGGCAATATTCTTAGTATCGCCCCAAGTTTTTAAAATGTAGTCAATCTTCTCAGTGTTAGATAAAACGTAACTAACACCATCAATGATGATCGTCCCACCCTCTAAACAATATAGTGCGTGGTTTCGTTTGGCTATGGTGTCCGCTACCAGTGTACCTACTGTAAATTCATATAATGACTTCTTCTGGATAGTGTGATAAGCCACCTTAGTTTCTGGTTTCAGGGTTATTGTGTGGGCTTTATCTACCGGCTCGTGTTTAAATCCCAACTCCTTCCTGGTCATCGTTATAAACAAGTGATTGACACTAGCTCTTAATTTTTCCTCTTTCGTTGAGTTATACACACTAACACGGCGTTGGCCGACATAGATAGACCCAGGCACCCCAAAAACTCTGAACCAGTCGTAGAAGTTGGTGTACTCCTTCCATGGAGACCATGAGCTAAGGTGAAACTGGTGAAATAGTAGAGATAGGCTTTGGGCGTTCGGGGTAGCCGAAAGATAGATTATCGGAACACCAGCAGACAGTCTCTTAACTGCTCTCCATATATTTGAAGTTTTTGGATAACTGCTAATATAATTGTGAGCTTCGTCCAAAATCAGAATGTCACTCTTAGTCAGGATTTTAGCTTTATGGTAGTTAGTGACATGAAACACCTTATCTGTATTGAATTTAGACAAGGTGTCTATCCACCCACCTAGAGCTTTCTTCGTCGTGAGAACGTTAACTGTTTTTACATTTCTGTTAGTTAGTTCAGCGGCCAATATTGCAGTCAGTGTTTTTCCTGTTCTCTCCTCCATAGCCAAGTAAACTATCAAGTTTTCTTTCAGGATGCTAAAAGCTTCTTTAGCTAAGATAAGCTGGTAGTCCCTTGGAATCATCATAGTACTGGTTTATCTTGTACCGGAATTACGATATCTCCTTGGACAAATTTGCAGGTTGGGTGAAAATCGCAGTATTGCGGCGAACAGAGAAAATACCCTGTGTTTCCTGGAAACAGTACGTCAGGATTCGTACCCTCATAAAATGCCCGCAAGGTATCGAGGATAACATTCACTCCGTATTTAGCTTGAGGCACGTTATGATCAAGTGCGCTTATATCCCCGCGTGGCACCTTGGTGAAAATAATCCCTTGTATCAGTGTGTAGTCGATCTTATGGCCGTTAGCCTCGGCAAGAAACTTGTATATCGACTGTTGCAACACGTGATTTTGCGTCTGTATCGCTCTCTTGCTGGTCTTTAAATCAGCAATTGTATTGTCGCTTATGTAGTCCAAAGTACCGCCAATCTCCTTTACAATAGGGTGATCGGAGATCGGGACGGCGTAGCGTTTTTCGACGAATCTTGGGATATCCGTAAACTCCGCTATCTGGTCAACGAAAACTCCAGCCCCATCAGACACCAACTTTCTGGAGCTGTTTTCTGTATCACTGTTTAAGTATTTTGGTGGCTCCTTCTTACAGTTTTCGTCGAACTCGGCAACAGCGGCATCCTGAGCTTTGGTTATGTTTAGGTCTTTCTTGCCGGTTTGTATAGCATTGGTCCAGATAACTTCAGCGGCTTTGTGGATTGCGGTACCTACAGCCGCCCTCGATCCGGTTTGGGAAGTGTGCCCCTCCAAGTGAGTCAGAGCCCATTTCCTACTACACTGTTGAAACGAGACAATTGAAGATGGCCGAATGGTTATATCAGTTTTGTTTAGTTTGATTGAGTCCATATTAGTTCTCCAGAATCAGACAGAGTAATGTTTATTAAAAGTGTCTACATCACAGGGATAAAGTGTTCCGTTATCAAAAAGAACCAAATAATCCCCGGCATTTCCAGCTTTTACACCTTGCATAGTCCACACTGAAAACGGCTCAGTCATTCTACACGCTCGAACTTTTACAGGTTTTTTCGTCACATGGTGAAAAGTTAGATTTTTAAGGATCCCACTATTTGTCTCTACTCGCACCTCGTATTCGTTACGGGTAACCCTGTTCAGTTTAACCTCTCCGTCAACAATCTCGCAACCTTCTCTCAATACTACAGTAATTTCCGAGTCAGATGTAGTCATGCTATTTTGTCCTCATATGATAGCTCAAGCGCATCAGCATTGTTTAGTGGAATCCCACCAACAACTAAATAGTCGCCAGCCTTAAACTCGACCGCACCCCTTACAGTTTCCACCCAGACTGATTTAGTTATCTTACATGCAACAACTGTCTCAGGTTTTTGGGTACAGATTGGTAAACTAAACTGGCTACAGCTCCTCTACACCCTTCTACTTTTATCCCGATACCGTTTACAACCTCATCCATATCAACTCTCCTAGAATAGTGTGGATTCAAACCGATCCCGCGCCTTGACATACATTGACAGCGTATCTGCTACCCTGTATTCGTTGTACATGTTCAATCGGGTAAGATCGAACCTATTACCTCCATTTAGATTTTTTGTGCTCTTGGATACCAGTAGTAGGTGTGGAGGGTGTGACGCGAATGTACAGATACCAAAATTTACAAAGCTGCAAGAATCTATCCGCATTGGGTTATCAGTCACCAACTTGGCAGATTTGTGCATACTTCGAGGAATTTTCTTGAGGGTATTCTCTGAGCACAGAACATACTGATTTCTAATCAAATCAGTCAGAAAGTGTTTATCCCACTCAGCTCTGTCCGGTAATTGGCCGTCTCTTCCTACATAATACCCGTCTTTAGACAACAACAACACACCGATAATCACGGTATTAGCTCAAATTTTATTGGTTTTTGTGGGTAGTACTTGTTAATATTGATGCTGTTACTGGTCATCTTTTCTATGGCAGTTCCTTTCTTTAATTCAACTGTATATTCAGGGTATGAATCATTGTAATGCAAAGTTTTATTAGCTTGAGTCAGGTACTTCTGGACAGAGTTTTTATGCTCGTCATAAATGTGAACATCCCCAAGCATCATGCTAATCTTACCAGGAAGCAGACCAACATTGTTAGCCAGTAGGATGTTAAAAGCTGAAGCTAGAACTATGTTAGATGGCAGACCGACCATTAGGTCTACTGATCGTTGGTACCAAATCATATCAAGATGTTTTCCTCCCCTGACATACCATTGGTACAGAAGATGGCAACAGGGTAAACTTAGACTATCTAAGCTACCTGGATCCCATGATGAGATTATTAGTCGTCTATCAGTGGGGTTGTTCACCAGCTTTTCTCTTAACGAATCAAGCTGATTAACACCATTGAAGTTCAGCCATTTATTACCATAATCGACTCGTAGTGAACCATCAGTATCTGCCCAATCTCCCCAATAATTGCAACCTTGTGCTGTGAAATCACTTACCTTATCTGGCCCACGTAGAAAAGCAGCAAGCTCACCAAATACACCTTTGTAGAATATTCTCCTGCCCAGCAGTAGTGGAAAATGGCCAGAGGATAGACAATCAATTCCGAACTTTACAGCGAAAATTGAGTTAGCAGACCCGTTCCTTATTTGTCTTCTCTCACCGTGGAAGGTTACTTTCTCAACAAGTTTTTTGTAGTGGCGTTCAACAGACATTACTGGGTACCTTTGAAATGGAAAAGTGAATTGTCCTCGATACTACCCCAATCGTACCCAACAAAAGCTTCGATGTTGATTGGAATAGAATCAATCTTGACGTTGATTTGCGAATCGTACCAAGCCTCCTGCATTGTCAATGACAGGATTATGGCAGCTTCCTGATAAAGCTCAGGTTCGTTTGGGCACTCTAGTAGGAAACTATCATGAACAAAATTAATCAGGAGGATTCTACTATCTAACTTTTTGAGCGCGGGCATTAGGTGATGGATAGCCAGCTTGTTAATCTCGGCAGCAAATCCCTGATTCTGTATGTTCAAATAATCTGTAAGACGCTCCCCGAAATATTTTCTCTGTCCTGGAGTGGAGGCAGCGTCTCCGTTACGCCAGCTTTTCGTCATTCTTTTTTGCCATGCATTAATAGCTGGCCATAATCTAAGCCACCGACGTTTTTTCTCTTCCATCTCAAATAGCGGTATTAACATCCCAGCGTCCTTGATTAGGATATTCCTAGCCATTGAAGCTCCGCCTCCATACAACAGACCGAAATTTAGTGTCTTAGCAAAATGGCGCTGGTCTTTGGTAAAATTAGGGCCAAAAAAATCTGTTGCTGTGTAGCCATGAATATCAACACCTTGCGAAAACAGTTTGGCCATTCTGTGTTCGCCGGTTATGGCGGCTATGGTTCTTAGTTCTATCGTAGGGTAATCCGCGTAAACTAAGACCCGATCCCCACCAACCTCAAAACCAAAACAGTGTTTTAGCTTGCGAGGAATTTGCTGTAAATTGTGTTTAACACAGGTTAACCGTCCGCTACGAGCGGCTGGGGCAAACAACCCAAATACTCTCTCGGTTCTGTACTTCTCTACATAATTAATCTGTTTCAGTAGAGATCTAACTTCACGAACATCATTAGCTTTTTGATTCCCTGCCAGACCAAACTTAGCTAAAGCTAACCCATCAGATTCTGTTTCGCCAATGTACTTACGAACCTGCTGATAACTGTTACAGTTAACAGGGAGAGCTATTTCATCTATTCGAGCTAAATTAGTTTCGATTGTGCTCTCAACAGCCTCTGGTAGTGTTGGCATTCCGTTATTTTGGAATTCTAGGCAGCACCTGAGAGTTGTCATATCCAATTCGTAGGGCCAGCTTGTCTTCATTTTCTTTACGGCTTCGTACAAATCTCTCAGAAAGTACACATCCATGCATGCATACTGTACCTGCTCTTCTGTTAGCTCCCCGCTCCAGTCAGAAGTTTGTAACTCTGATTTGTCTAACATTATTTTCGTGTACGGATCGTACCCGAATACATACCGCAATACGTCAGTTAACTTGAATGAGTCTTCTTTCCAGAAAGCTAATCTGGATAGGTAAAAAGTACAATCAAACTGTGCGGGAACCCATGCTGTGGATGACTGCCTCTGGATGGTTGAGATATCATAGCTCGCATAATGCATTACCAAATGATAATTACTCAAAGCTATAGCGAGTTCAAAAGCATCAGGTTTTTTGAGGAGAATCACAAAATCGAGATGTGTCTGGTAAAGCTGGGCCAGCATAATTGGCCCGTACAATCCATCAGTTTCTGTATCGAAAAATACCGTCTCTGCCGGGTCCAATACCTCGTGTATCTCCTCCACACTGTAGAACTTACTTTTAATTTTTTCTTCTTGGCTAATCATTTTAGTTCCCCGGCTTATTAGCTGGGAATGTGTTATTCCAATACTTTACGGCTTCAATGGGCGTGCTACCGTGTTCACCATCAGTACCGCAGATCCTACACCTAACTCCGAACCTTTCTCCAAGACCTAGAAAATGAATTATACACACCGCTGGCGTACTGTCCACGCACTTACATGGATTAATTGTCATTTCAAACCTCCATTTATCAGAGTGGACTGCCAGACCAACAAGAATCTGACAGTCCCTGGTTACAGGTTACAACTAAGGACGGGGGGCAGTGGAGGCTACGCCAACAATCGGAACAAAATTAACCAAACCAGCGGGTTGAGCGGTAATAGCTGGCTTGCAGATAACAGCTTTGGTCGGTTTGCCCTTGAGAATGCTCATGGTGATACGCTTGTTTGCGTATTTTTCGGCCTTTTCTAGAGTGCGGAAACGTTTGATCTTGGAGCCCATAATCACCACATAAGCTTCATCTTTGTTCTTCGGCATTTTCTGTTCCTTTGTCTTAGGTTGGGTATAAAATTCTGGGTGCTCCTTATCAATCCCACAAACGGGACATTGGAGGTACCCAGTCTCACATTTTCCGCAAGGTGCTCGAACTGCGCTACACTCACAGTCTCCAGGAGCTTCAATCACCCCGGTACATACATCAGGATGGCTAGCAAATGGCCGGTTGCATTTTTCTCCTGGTTCTACTCCGTAGATTATCATACCCGTTTTCGGTAGAGGTAGTTCATATACACCGTCTCCTAGACTTTCAGGCAAGTTGAGTAATGCATACATTAGACTTCTACTTACCATAAAGTCTGCATTTTCAGCAGCCTTAAGATATTTATCTAAGAAGTTCACAAACTTGGTCGTGCTGATGCCTCCTCGGTAGGTTTGTCACCCGTGGCGCTCTCACTACCCGCTTCCAGCGTAGTGTCAACACCCATGAAACCTTCTTGATCTTCCTCATCCTCATCCACTTCAAGCACCTTGGCATCGATGCTATCGTACTCGACAAGCTTGACCAACTGGACAGCTTTCAAGTATAGTGTTACTCCAGCTTCCGAATTGTCACCATACATACCCATGTTCCCGTGGATGACACCTTTAGAACCGTTGCCGATTCTCTTGCCTTGAAGGTGAACACGAACACCTTCGCGGTTGAGGACAGCGATCTTCACCTTGTTGCCATCTTTAAACGTTGTCCGCGTGGTAAAGGTGAAGGCAGTCCGGCCAGTCAATACATTGTCACCCTCGTCATTCTTGATGGTTTCTGGTTTGAAACCGAGAGATTTAGGCTCCATTTTCCTGCTCGGTTTATTATCCTCCCAATAATCCATAATCGCATCAATCATGATCTTTTCTTGGGGCGACCCTTTCTTGGCATAAGCCGTTGCCTTGAAAACCTTGCCATTCTTTTTGTAATTGTCCGCTCCTTCACCTTCGATAACTACCCAGCTAATTTTGCCATTTACTGACTGGAATGGTATTGTAGATACTCTTGACATTATCTTATCCTATTAGTTAGAGACACCAACGCACATGCGTGGTGATTAGTAATCCTCTGTTTGATTATTAAAAAGGCTGGTTTTAGATAACGTAACGCTGTTATCCGTATTTAGTACTTTAAATTCCTTGGAGTCTCCTTCGTTGTATGTTGATTTAAAGCACTTAGCTCGAAACAACTCCCGGATAAATTGCTCTCGACGGTCTTGGCAATCGTCTTCAAATTCCACCTCGATACACGTATCATAATCGACATTGAATCTGACGAAAGTTGGTTTCTCTTCAGGGGCCACAGGGGCTCCTAGTGGAGGGGGAAAATCCATGGTATCTCTCCTTTGTGGTGTTACAAAATTGGTTGAGTTACTTCAAAATCTACAGCCTTCCTAAACTCAACAGGGACCGAAAACACACAGTGATTGTCGCGGTCTCCGTCAAGAGTCGTCGGAATCTTTTTTATGTTGTATTTACGTAATGATGCATTTAGATACTTGATACTATACGCTTCAGGGTCATAAGCATCAACTAAAGCACGCAATCTAGATTCATAAACACTATCCGTACGCAGTACTGTGAATGGGTAATAGTGAGCTATCTCTATTATCTGCTTAATCCTATCCACCATACCATGCATCAAACAGAACACGACATAATCAACTGGGTTCAGCATGTCAGCTATCAACCCCAGCTTATCTGGATTGTTTGGAGGGGCTGTGTACTCATCAGAAGACAGAGATTTAACCTCGGTAGCTAAATAGTAACAGAAGTCGTTCAACTCACCCCACATCTTATCTCGTGTTACGGACATTCCTCCGTTAGCTTGAACCCACTCTTCTTCCTTGAGTATATTTGGAGTTTTAATAATAACGAATCTTCTATCCTCCGCATCCAAAATCAATGGGTTTTTATTTGCCGTCATTATGAAAGTGACAGAATGTTTTCTAGGCGTACTATCGCTACGCATTTCACGGATTTGAACGTATGGGCTCCCTGTGTATGTTTTTATCTTGCCCAATGCTTCGTTTTTGTCCGCTAATGAGCTCAATTGGTTCCCAAATTCATCAAGGTGAGCAAAAAATATGTCCTTCATCCAACCATTATGTTTCTCTACAAAATGGTCAGCCGTAGGCTTTGCTAAATATGCATACTCCTCCCCAAGAATTTTATTTAGAAGCTCTACAAACGTGTCTTTTCCAGAGCCTGAAATACCCAAAAAGTAGAGCACTACCGGTGAGTACCCAAAAGTCGTTAGTTTAGTTTTTATGAACCTAATCACATACTCTCTGATATCATTATCCGGAATTAAAGACTCTAAAAACTGAAGCATATTGTCAGGTCTTTTATACTGCAAGTACAAGTCAGGATTATTTAGGATACTCAGAGCCCTGGACTGCCTGAATAAGTTAAAAGCTTTTTTCGGTCCGTCTATGGTGTCAATTGTATACATTCCTGAAGCTAACTCAGGCTTAACATTCGCCACAATAAGCGGTAAGTTCCTAACAAAAGCAGGTTTTTTAAGTGGAATAGAGCTTATAGTTTCAGCCACAGAAAAACAATCAGTTACCCTTTTATATGAGTTAAATACCCCAGTGCTCTGATTGACTATATAGCTCAACGTGGTGTGGTCATCAAAAAATATCTCCACCACCTCACCCTTCTTCGTTTCTAGGTAATACTCTCCATTCTCCCATTTTGGGTTATATTGCCATATCGCTACACCATCAACACTAGCAGTATTATCCAGCATTGGTGTAATTATCGTTTTGTTCAATCGATCCAATTCCATTGGCTTATCCCAAAAAGAATTTATCAATCGTATTGCTTTATCGTACAACTCCTCATCAACTGATTTATCTGCCCCTAATATAGCACTCACTCTTGATAGATACTCACTACCTCTTCCGTCTGGAACATTGTGAGGATGTAAAAACCCGCACTCAGCGTACTGTGAAAGATGACGAAAATCTTTTGGGGTAATAACTCGAAATAAAGCCGACAAAAAAATCTTCTTTCGCACAAAAGACCTTAACAATGGAGCTAATGAAAAGCTGTACGTCGTTGTTGAGCCATAATTTTTAGCTGCATGGCCCTTGCTCAAAGAATAGTGCTCGTTAAATAACTTGAGCAGTGTTATTACCGCTTTCGGCGTCGGAGCTAATTCAGGTACACCCTCCCAAGACTCTTTCGATGTATTGTCTTCGGTCGGCAAATACACAAATCCAGAGGTTGAGAAGAAATCAAGCTTGATATTCTCCGTTACTAAACTAAAGGATTTTGATAGTCCGTTATCTTCAGGCATTTTGTAGATTATCGTTCCACCTTTTTTACCGGAAGATACGAAAACGAAATTATACTCTGGATCCAAAGCTCTGAACATTAGATAAGTGTCTTCGTTATCACAGTCTATGGCTATGATACCGCTCAAGGCTCCAGTTAAAACTCCGCCAATTCTTGAGGCGTTTGTGTTTTTTTCTTTCGTGTACTTAGCTTTCCAGTTGTTTTCATAAATTGGGATAGTTTTCTTGCCGCTCCCAAGTCTTTTTAGTTCTCCCTTTAAAGGTACAGTATACCAACCTAAATCAATGAACGGCTGAATATCATTTATTTTCGCCATGGTAGACCCATTGCCCTGTTGGAAACGTGCCTGAATAGGTCACCCCGTTTGGGCATTGTTGCACGGCATCTTTCATATCCTCAGCATTTTTCAGCCAAGCAGGAAATAAGCCAGATCCAGTTAATGCCCACGCCTCAGAATTCTTAATAGATAATCCACGATACTCATCATAAATTATCAGCAATGCCTTCAGCGTTGATACCGCAATATTGTTATTTAACTCTCTTGTAAGAGCAGCGAGAGGAACCCCTTCAATGTATTTTCTGTGTAGCTCCTCCATTTGTTTGCGTGGAATTAGTTTCCTTTTTCTACGCAGGTTAGGTTGAAGAAGTTTCAATCTGAGTTCCGCCTTCATGTCTATCTCCTGTGAGTACTCCGCTAGTGTATAGGTACAGATAACCTGATGCAAACTAACAAAATTTGCAATGTTACACATATTTTATTATTGGGTTAACTATCTTTGCAGGTTAAATCATCCCACGATCTTGGCGTGTAGTCCATCTCACGGAGAAGGGCCAAATTAGTTAGAGCGTGATCAATATGCGGACTTCCCGATTCTTCATCGTATTCTTCACCCCGGCGATATTGGTCCAGGTGACGTAAAGCAGCGGCTAAAAATCTCTCCGGTTCGACCTCTCGCCAAGAATCCTGGCCGTATTTCTCTACTCCATACTTACGCACTACAGCTATTCCCTCTATGGCTTTTGGTGGGACCAACAAGAAGTTAGTTTTCCCAAAATCCGCTTTAATGGACTGGTTATCTTCAGAGGAATTAGAGCTACCCTGGCCAGTACTCTCCAGCATTTCTCCCACACTCTGTCCACACTGCTTGCAGGTGATGTTTTCTTCGGCACATGGTGCAGCAGGTACATATGGGGTTTGTATAGTCCCATGCCGGTGCGCTTTATCAATTGTTTCTTTCCTGCTAGGGGTCGGGAGTATACCAATCTCTGCCGAATTATCTTGTGCTGCATCGCTATTGTTATCCTTTATTAGTTCCCAATCTACTTCATCCAGACAATTCAAACATACCTGAATTCCAGGGTCAGTGACTGGAATTCCAGTCAAGCAGGTTTTCTTTGTGAATACCTTGGCCGGTGTTCTCGATATTTGATTCATAGCGATGTAGGTATATTTTACATCTTGCCTGTCAACTCTGGCCAGTGCTTCGTTAGCTATGAACGTTATGAAAGGTACACCAAACTCTAACATACCATCCCTCATGTTCTCCCAGGTACGCCTTATACTTTTTTCTTTAGTATTAACCATCAATATTTTACCGTTATAGTCCATACACACCAGATACTGCGAACTTGGGTCGAAAGTCGTTTTACTCATTAGAACGTCCACGTAAGGTTTCAGCATTCTTGAATATAACATGGCTAATCCTCTATGGAAGTTTATTTAGTATCTGAATTCCAACTACAACTATGGCAATTTCCACACAAAGAATTAACGCCAAAATATAGTGTGTGAAAGTCCAACCAGCTCGTTTCTCTTGCTTGTTATTAGTCACGTTATCGTATACCTTTCTAAAACCTTGTGCGGGCAGCTTGGGAAAATTCCAATTCTATTATACCTAAGTATACCGAATAAAAATTTAAAATCAAGGGTAAAAATTCACCATCCCGTAAGTTTTGCTATAGCCCACCAGGACAGGCACCAAATAGCGGCACTAACAAAAACCCCTCTGAGCGCGATTAGAACGGTATATGTCTTGAACATCATAGACCTAAGCTAAGTGGTTAGAGGGTGTGGCACCGCCTTATCGGACGGTGCCACGGGGGCAGTACCGTCCACCAAGACGATACCGCAGAACAGTGTGCTGGGCTAGGAAAGGAAAGGAAACCATCCCAGCACACTGCCCTAACTCAGTGCTACTGTAAATTGGTGCAGCGCCGCCTGGGGGTTGACGACGCTGCAAGGTCCGCTCACTTACCGTTGGCGGGAACGGGCAATAAGCGGGGCCTACTGGCAGGACACGAGGGACTTGAACCCTCAACCTCCGGTTTTGGAGACCGATGCTCTACCAATTGAGCTAATGCCCTAAAATGGTGTAGTATCTCCCCCAAGGAGATACTACACAGGTCTTATCACCATCCACAAGCGTCGCAGTGAACCTCTCGGGGAGAACGCACTGTCTAGGTCTACACTTAGCTACAAACGGCCTATTTGCAAGCGCCCATACGCAAGGGCTACAATTGATAAGACCTTTCCGGTGTTGATTACTTGGCAACAATGACAGGCTTAACCGTGGTCAACTCTTTGCCAGCACCAGCGTGAAGTTCATCCTTCGAGGCGAATCCAACCTTATCTTCCCGAGGGATAACGACGAGGAAGGCCGCGTCAATGGCCGCTTTCTGAGCTGGTCCCTCTTCTCCGGTCAACTTTCCAGACAGGAGTTGGTTCATCAATTCGGTGTTAGCCGCCTTGTATTCACGATTGCGTTTGGAGTAGGCATTCGTTCCTTCCTTGCACTGGTTATTCAAACCGGTGACCGATCCAGCCTTGTTGCCATAATCCGCCTGACCTTTTTCGGTGCCGACAATCTCATACTTCTGATGATAGTAGCAGAGGACGGCATAAACTTCACCGGTAATGGCGTCATAGAAGACATGATCGTTTTGGGCGGTACGGGAACTGGCCATCTCAAGCAAGGTCGGGAGAAGGGTGGAAACCCGCTTATTGGCATTGGCATTCAGAAAATCAATCATCGGCACAAACGTTTTACGAACTTCTTGAGCGGGCATTGTTTTATCCTATCGAGTTGTGAAACTGAATTTTTAATCTAAATTGATTGTAGCACATCTATTGACGCGAGTAAACCAATTATCTACTATCGGCGCAATAAAACTTCGATAAATTCTCCTTTTTTCTCTGCTCCTTGTAAGGCATCTCCAAATACCTGCTTATGGTCGCACCCAACAGGAACTACGCTGCTCTTTTCAGGAATAACACGCCCACGATCATCAACCACCAAAGAGTCTCCTATGGCCACGGCTGATCCAGTTTCAGCAACTGCTGTTCCAATAACAGTAACATTAACCCGATCTTTGTGAACTCCACTATCCATGGCAATACCCAAAACTTTCTGGCTGTTAATCCCACGCTGGTTGCCATTGAAGCTAACTGCTCTCGATTCCTTTACAGTACCCACAGCTTCGGTCCACAAGGTTAGAACTGCAATACTTGTTCTGGCAGATCCGCTCATTTTTCGTTACTCCGTAAGAAGTTATTTGTAGAAAAAGTCAATCGCTATATACACCACCAAAGCGTCTACAATACCTGCTAGGATCCGATTGTTCGTTATTAACGTCTTGTTAAATTCTTGCACCCTTCTCAACTCACAACACAAGTCAAAAATCTTTTCTTTGAGTGGGTTATACATAATTTACTCCTTATTACATTCACTTGCCAGTTGATTTATCGCAATCATAGCTCTTCCCCAAACCACAAACGCCTAACGTTACAGCAGCTTTTCTGATCCTTCCCCTACGCTCTAGCATTTTTGCCTCCATCAATTTATGTTGCTTGACGCTACTGACAGCCCAAACACACATAGATAAATATTTCTTTTCCGTATGCCCCAGCCTTAGCCTATTCCTAAGACAACTTGAAGATATATTCCATTCCTTGGCCCATGTGATTACGGGTTGTGTTCTACCATCGAATGTTAACGTAGCGAGCGGCCTTTTATTCCTCTTTTTCTCTTTTATATCTAGTTTTCTACTATCCCTATTTGCGCGAACTAAACAGCCGCAACGCGCTCTTTGTTTGGTAATGCTCCTACTGGTTCTGGAAAAGAAGTCCCCACATAGCTTGCACTTACACAGCCACATATATCCTTGACTGGCCCTATTGAGCCGTTTTATCACTGCCACATATGGTACAATGATTCCAGTTAAATCGTCACTAAAGAGTCCTGGGTTATGTCTCGGTATAATGCACGCCTCCTCCACACTGGCTCCACGAGCTATTCTACTAAGTAAACTAAATTCAGTTATACCTAGCTCCTTGGCGGCTTTTCTGATTTTATCCCGCCGCTTAGTCATTAAACAAATCTCAAAGAAGTCACAACTCTATGCAGTCTCTCTACAATCTCTTTCGGCTGCCCAACACAGTCAATCTTGAATTTCTCGCTCCCTCCAACCCAGTTGGAAGCTAACCAGTTACATTGTTTAACAGACAAGAATTCTCTGTCGAGAAAGAACTCTGCCATACCCAGAAGCATGACAAACTTTCTTTCCACACCACTGTTAGCTCTGAAGTCACGACTACTCAACCTGTAGCTGAAATCAACACTCTGCAATCCTTGTGGCTTGCTAACAACGTCTCCAGGCTCCCGCAACGCATACTCCTCTACCCTAGTTTTTGGTGTAATCTTCTTACGCGAGCCTAGTGAGCAAGGTGAGCACGAACCTGGAACTAACTGTCTTGTGTTATACTCAAGACCTTGCATATCCGGCATGTCATCCAATCCAAGCAAATTCCCTATCAAGTCGCTATATTCTAACCTTTCATACGGCACTACTCCCATAGGGTCCGCAAAAGACATTTCATCTTCCAGGAATTCGGCATCCGCAGCAAAGCAGTCAGCTACGGCATCCATCGCATGATCACCCACTTAGTTCTCCTACTCTAATTAGTTAATATGCATACTAATATAAGACAAGATTAACCAAACCCCATCCAACCACAGCCCACAATACTGTGATAGCAAGTGCAATTCTGTTACATTTATCTATCATATGCTCCTCTAACAATAAAATGGCAAATTAGTGGATTCTGCACAAGTTTACTAACAAATAAGTGTATGTAATCTTATTTTACCACAATAAGCTTAAATGCTGTTAGTGGAGGTATTTGGCTGCTAACCAAATACCTGCCCCGACTAACACAATCCCAAATAGTAATCTTATTTTGCCCCAATTATTCGTCGCTATCGGCACACAGAGCTTCGTATACGTCCGAATCCTCACACCTGCACCGGTCCGCCGTCATAGCGGCTAACCATTCCGTGCTCTTGTGATCATACGTATCAGTCAATTCCTTCCACACGGCGTTAATATGAGATTTTAGATCGTTTTTATCTCTCTCCTAAAGGGAATTTCTGGAACTAAATACTGTAGTTCAAAGTATCCAAGATTTCCCTCTCAGACTTTTTACTGGTTTCTTTGTGCTCCTCCCAAGCTTGCAAAGCTATACGGAATTCCTCCTCAGCCTCGTATACGGCTACTACAGACTTTCGATGGTTCTCAACCAGTTCTTCGTTGACTACAAAACCCTGCTGTGCAAAAAGCTGGTTCTCCAGAGTTTTACTATATTTCCGCGAATAGATTTTATCTTTATAGGCTCCACGCACTGCCTGGAACAGCTTATCCGTTTCGTGAGGTACGATTATCATGTTATTGGTTGGCATTTTCACTCCCGTAGTAGGCTATTCTCAGAAATTTATTTAAGTTACGTAGCTCCTCAATTTCGTTCAGATCCTTTTTGCTATCGGTTTTAGATGTCTTAAGATTCCATAAATTCTTGAATATAGAAAGACCCAGCGTTTGGCACTGCTCATCGGACAATTCAAGAGTAAAAGTATTTAAGGATCCTTCCTTTTGATGAATCTCGGTGATGTGGTGGAGGAGTAGGTTAAACGTGCGAATATCGTGCTCAATCGGCGCTCCTTGGGATTTCTCCTCCTCAAACCCCGCAACGGTTGACTCCATAACCCGAATTATCGTGCGTTTCTGGATCTCTGTTATATCAACTGTAAGTGGCATTTTCACTCCTCTTTAGTGGATAATATCAACTCACCGCTATCGTTTATCCTCTCCATTTCATACATATGCGCCGCCCCACAGGTTCCGTTCGCTAGCTTCCCGAACCACAAACTCGGTTAACTGAACTACAGACTTGTAGATAGACAGGGTTCTTGATTTATCTTCGCCTGTTCGGTGGATAAATACATCTCTACCAATTTGAACGAATCCTAAAGATTCTTTATAACCATTTCTCAATGCCCAATTAACAATCTGTTCTCTTGTCATAGCCATCTAAAATCTCCTAAGCTTACCGATTGAGTCGGTTGTATTGGCGTGTTCAGTAAATAACAGATCCCGACGCTCATTAGTTTGCCTGTTGGCGTTGTAAGCTTTTCGCAGGGAACTAAACAATACACGAGTTTTAATGTTTGTTTCTTGCTTTACATCATCGGCCATTAGATGTTCCCTCCAGCAAATCCATTCTCTTCAATATTTGTGAATCCCGTCAACTCCCCGTTCCCGCCACCAATCAACGTTAGATCCGTATAGTATGCATACCACAACCCGCGCCACTCACCCCAGAAAACGTCCATAGTTGCATTATTATTGTATAGGTGCAGCCTATGGCTGGCTTGGCCCCTTTTGTGACGCTCATAACCATATCCAGTCCTAGCATCGACAAAACCCGATAGTTCAGCCCACCGGATAATTTCAGATCTTTTCATAATTTAATGCTCGCTTAACGCCAGCAACATCATCAACCCCAACCAACCACGGTTCCTGCTTAACGTTAGCCATAAGGTCCACAAAAAAAGCTGCGTCGCGGAAATCACGAACCGTTGTAGAGCTACTAATATCAGCACGGCAAGCGGACCATGGCTTATTTAGCGAATCTGACATAACCCCATTAATAAATTCTGTCAATGCGCTAGAAAACTCACTATTCATAATCTTTGAAAATTCCTGACACGTTAAACTAATACGCCCTCTATCTCTCTGATCAAGATAACGCTCATCGAACCCGTTTAACATCGTATGACTAAAACTCGTCTGTACTCTTTTCGTTAGCTCCTCCGATAAGTTTCTACTGACTTGCGTTGGCCAATCAGCCAGAAATTTATTAAGCATAATTTCAATGAACAACTTGGTTTCTAGTTTTAGAGCATACGGTTCAATCACTGCACCACTCCTCTTTTGAGATTCTTGTGCGATATTCACCAATCACTGCACCACTCCTCTTTTGAGATTCTTGTGCGATATTCACCAATCGATCCATGGTCCGGTCCAGGTACGCCTTTCTCAACGCTTTAAACGCCATTAGCTAATGCCTTGTCGGTAGGCTTTCAGACTGCGTCGCCAGCTTTTTTCCTTGGCCCGTTTAATATACTCTCTACTTATAAAAAGATCCTGCCTGAGGGTTACAATCCCTTGTCTTAGAGACAAAATCTCTTGAGCTAACCATCTAGTATCCATTTTATCAATATCCATCAAAATACTCCAATCTGTATTAGGAACAACCTGAGTAAGGCGGCATAACACACCCAAGCGAAGAATCTCATACCCCATAGAACAATCTTTCCGGTATCATCCATTTCTACTACTCCAATATGGATCGAACGCAAATGGAATATCATACCAAATACCACCGTCAATGGTATTACGAAAAGTTTCGACATTCCGCCGATGTTGGTACTTCCTTACTATCCGTTCCGTAGTTGAGTTTACAGGGGTGTATAGATCCGAATGGTGGTTATCAATTGGCTGGTTAGCTTTAACCAACTTTGCGTGTATGGAAAGATCTTTCATGATGGCCCCTAATTACGTTTTCTTGTAGAAGTGAACAATTAACCCGGTCTCGCTGGTACAGTTGTAGTATTTGAAGTTATTCACAATCGCGTTCCACTCTTCTCTCAGGATGTCTTCAATCAAGCGTAAGTCTTTTCTGGTTTGGTAACTGTCAATCACTATAGACAGGTTAAAAGGCGACCTAGACGGGTAAGATTTACTTGGGCAAAACTCAACTTCCAGATCCTTGATAAATCTTGAAAAGGCTTGTTTCCTGCTGATTCTCTTATACATAACAACTCCTCGTGGAACTAACTTATCGAAACGAAGCAAGCAATTTTTGAGCTGCAATAACGTTGCTCTGTGCTTCTTTAAGCATTATTACGAATCCATAACGCCATTCATCGAGTTGGTAATCTTGCGATAGGGCGCTAATCAGTTGTTGGAGCTCGTTGTTAATTTTGGTCATGGTTTGAAGCGGTGTAGGGGACATTATGGGTGCTCAATGATATAATCAACCCCGTTGATGGTCACCTCAGACCCTCCAATATTCGCTAGCGTGTCATCATCCCACTGTTTAAAATGTATTTCGATTTTAAGATCGTCCGGGACGTTGGCTAAACAAGTATCATTCAGTCGTTCCTCCGCCCACGCCTCAACTGTGCCCTCAAATACGATAACATCATCAATATCGCCCAGAGCGAGATTCACATCACTATAACCATTATCCATAAGGTATGTTAGTTTCACCGCCTCCTCTTTATCAAGATCCTCTAGCTCATCAAACCAAAGTTCCAGAGTACCCGCGTCGATCCCGCAAACTCCGAATAGTTCGGATTGATCAATCATTTGGATTTCATACTCTTCAATAGGTATGCCATGGATTTGTCTAGAGAACTTGAAAAAGCTGGTTTGGTACTCACGGAAATTATTGAAATAGAATCCATTTTCTGACGGATTAACTGGTTGTGCGTAGTAGTTTCCGGTTTCCATTTTATCTCTCCTTAATTCTGTGAACTAGACTAAATTGAGCCTTCTGTTCCAGCCGGTTGAATATCTCTAAAGCTAGCATCCTCCAAATTAGCACCCCCTCAAATTAGCACCCCTCAAATTAGCACCCCTCAAATTAGCATCACTCAAATTAGCACCCCTCAAATTAGCACCCTCCAAATCAGCACCCTCCAAATCAGCACCCTCCAAATTAGCATCAC